GAACAGCTGCACCAAAAGTGCAAATAGACTTACCACAATGTCACTTTGAAGTACCAAGTCATTCTATTGATGACATTATTTCATTAGAGACTAACTTCCACGCTTTACCTGCGTCAGTAGACCCAAGCGCTGCTAACGACTTTGAAGCAAAAATAACTTACACTGGTAGTTAATAAACACTCGGGGGAGCAAGTCTCCCCCAATTTTAACCAGGAATTATTATGACAGAAACAACAAAAACAGTATCATTAGCGAGTTTACTAACTCCAAGCAAAACAGTAACAATAGACTACCCAGAGTTTCCCGGAATGACAGTAGACTTATGTTACTTAGCAAGAGAAGAGCTTGTCAAATTAAGATCAAGATGTCTTTCTCAAAAATTTAATAAGAAAACAAGAGCATTTGAAGAAGATTTAGATGACGCAAAATTTTTAGTAGAGTATTGTAAATCAGTGATTAAAGGCTGGAAAGGCTTAAAATACAAATACTTAGAAAAAATGTTACTTGTAAACTTAGAAGGTGTCAACCCAGAGGATGAGTTAGCGTATACTCAAGAAGATGCAGAAATACTAATGAAAAATGCATCAGATTTTGACACTTGGGTCACAGAAACAGTAGGTGACCTAGAAAATTTTACGCAGAGCAAGTAAAATTAATACTTGCTAGACTAGATGCGTTTTATAGAGAGGATATGTTACCTCTCGACACATACTTAAGAATATGTGAACAAACAGGAGAAGATCCTGACCCGATGAAGATGCCTCCAGATAGGAGTGAATTTCCAAAAGAAGTTCAGGATGCATTTTTAGTTCATGACTTCTTACCAGATAATTGGATAGAAGGTGGATATTTAGGAAAGAATTATTCAGCCTTAGACTCTATACTGAATATTTTTAAAATAGAGCAGAAAGAACAGGTGTTAGTATTTCTTAAACATATAGAAGCAAGAAATACTGGAAAAATAAACAAAGAGCTAGAACGAAAAAGAAAAAGCTCTAGCAAACCAAGCGGAACAGCAGTTCCTAGAGTACCGAAGAGTGGCAAAAAGTAAGAATCAAATAACAATCCAATTTAGTGATGGAGATACTTTAAAAGATCTCGAAAAGAAACTAAAGAAAGCCGCAGGAGGCTTTGACGCACTTGCAACTTCTCAACGAAGTGCAGATCGTGCGGGTAAAGGACTGTCTAGACAATCTTCAAACCAAACTAAAAACTTTTCAAAAATTCAGCAAGGTATTAGTGGAGGTCTTGTACCTATTTATGCTACTTTGGCTGCTCAGGTATTTGCTGTTACAGCTGCGTTCCAATTCTTATCTAATTCTGTAGATTATAAAAACTTAATTGAAGGACAGCAATCTTTTGGTGCTGTTACTGGTGTTGCTTTGGCAACATATACAAAAGGTGTTCAAGCAGCTACTGAAGGACAATTAAGATATGCAGAGGCAGCTCAGTCTGTTGCTATCGGTACAGCTGCTGGTTTATCTAGAGCACAGATAGAAGAAATTGGTAAAGCTGCAAAGAATACGTCTCTTGCATTAGGTAGAAACTTAACAGATTCATTTAACCGTCTTACAAGAGGTATAACAAAAGCTGAACCAGAACTACTCGACGAATTAGGTATTATATTAAGACTAGACCCTGCATTAAAAGCCTATGCAGATGAAATAGGTAAAAGTAAAGAACAATTAAATCAATTTGAAAAATCACAAGCTATCGCCAATGAAGTTCTTGGACAAGCCGAATCAAAGTTTGGTAAGATCGCAGAAATCATGGATCCATCTGCTTTTGCTTTACAGCAATTTGCAGTTGCTTTTGATAACTTACTAGCAAAATTTCAAGTTGGAATTGGTACTGTTCTTTTACCACTACTTAAATTTCTCTCAAATAATGTTTATGCGCTTACAGCAGCGTTAGGACTTTTTGCACTCCCAATTGTTAAAACAATTCTACCGAATTTTGATGCAATGGGTAAAGCCGCAAAAGAAAACTTAGAAATAGCAAGAGGCTCGTTAAAAAAGGCTCAATCAGAGTTTGATAAAGTCGATTTTAAAGATAACAAAAAAATGAGAGAAGGTTCTATGGGTGGTATTAATGCAATGAGAGCGGGTAAAGGTCAGAAAAAAATTGGTTCAATGTATAGCCAAATGACCAAACAACAAATTGCAACTCATAAAAGAATGTTAGACAAAAAGGCAGGTGATTATAAAAACTATACTGCAAAAGAAAGAGCGATCATGAAAAAACATTTAAAAGATCAAGAAATTGCTCTTAAAGTTAGTGAAGGTAAGAAAAGAGGAGAGTACGCAAAAACTACAAACTTCTTTAAATTGCAACAAGCACGTATGGTAGTAATACACAAAAAAGCTTCCGTAATGATGGTTAAAGCTACAAGAGCAGCTTCGGCTGCTATGACAAGGCTTTTATCCTTTGCAGGTGTTCTTGGTATTCTTGTTATGATTGGCTCTGTAGTTATGGGTATTATAGAGTCATTTAAAAAGGAAAATGAAGAACAAGATAAGCTAAATGAAAAGTTAGAGCAACAAATCGATCTTCAAAAAACGTTAAATACTGAGCTAGAAAGAATGAACGAAGTTAGAAGGAAAGGACTTATTGCAGCAGGATTAGATACTGCTGTTCAGTTTGGTAATATGATTCAGTCAGCAGATATGGCAAATACATTAAGAAAACAGTCCGAAAATGTATCAACACAAAGAGCTATAGATCCTGGGAAAGCTACTTTTCAAAGTGGAGTAGATGTTAATGCAAAATCTCTAGCACAAAAGCAAAAGAATCTTGACTATCAGTTAAAACAAAAAGCACACTTTGAAAAAGTTATGGAAACTGCAGAAGGACAACAAGCTAAAAGAGTTGCAAACAGAATAAAAGGTATTGATGATTTAATAAAGAAAAGAAATGAAGAGATTGCTTCATTATCTGAAAATAGTTATGCTGATGAACAACTTGATGCACAGTACAAAAATAGTATTAAAACATTAAAAGAATTAGAAGAAGGAGCTTTAGGTCCTCTAAAAGGTATGTATGCATCAGCTCGTGAAGAATTAGAGAAAAATGGAGAAGTATCAAAAGATACCGCAGATAAACTGAGAGAAGAAGAATCAGCATATTTAGCTTTAACTGAAAGAGTAAAAAGATATGGAGAAGTTAGTAAATCTTATCAACAATCTTTAACAAGTATGGCGGGTAAAGGATTACCAATGCAAGCTCAAAGAAGAGCTTTAAATGACATGATTAAGAGTCAAGAAGCAGTTATAAAAATGGCAGAACTAGGTGGTGTTACAGAAGGTGATGTAGGCGAAGATGGTAAAAAGACAGATCAAGCCAAAAAATTAGGGTATGACAAAGAAAAGTTAACAGACTTAAATAATTTTAAAACAACTTTAGATGGTATAGTAGAAGCAGAAAAAAAGATGTTAACAACTCAACAAACAAATATTAGAACAAGATTAGATCACGCTAATGCAAGAACAATTGAAGAAAAGAAAGCAAAACTTGATGCAACAGCAATGTTAGCAGTAGAAGAAAAACAAGCAAGAGCTGTTCAAAATGAAGCTAATGCACGAGCAGCTGTTACAGCTTTAAGAGAGAAAGGATTTAGAACAGTTGAGTCTTTTAGAAATGCAGAAGGTAAATTAGATACAGAAGCACTAGAAAAATATAAAGAAGAAGGTGGAATACTCGAAGAAAATGTATTAGATGCAGAGTATGCTGTTAAACTCGCAGTGGATAAAGTAACAACTGCAAACAAAGAAGTAGAAGTTCAAAAAGTACTAACTGCAGAACAAAAGAAACAGTTAAATATAGCAGAAAATAACTTAAAATTAAAAGCAGCACAATTAAACCAAGACACTCTAGCATTGCAACAACAAATAGGAAATGTTGGATTCAATACTATGTATGGTCACACAGGATTTGGACAGAGAGCAAAGAAACAGCAAGATGTTGAACTGAAAGCTTTTGAAATAGAAAAACAAAGACTTGCAATTGCAACTCAAAGAGATAATTTAGATGAGAAGAACTATAAACACGATTCTGATGAGTATATAGCAGAAATGGCTTCAATTAACAATAATGAGAAAAAATTGGAACTTCTTAGAAAACAAACAGACGCAGCAGAGTTTGCAGCCACTCATTTAGGTGAATTACAAATGAGCTTTGCAAAAGGTATTGAAGATATGTTTGTAGCAATCGCAACAGGTTCAAAATCAGCAAAAGAAGCATTTAAAGACTTAGCATTATTTATGTTGAAAAAGATGGCAGAAATGGCAGCTCAACAACTAGCACTAAAAGCACTAATGGGTATGGGTATAATACCAATGGCTACAGGTGGAATTATACCTATGGCAACCGGAGGAGTTATTCCTAAATATTCTGCAGGAGGTATCGCAACAGAACCTACTTATCTAGTTGGAGAAGGTAAACACAATGAAGCAGTTGTACCATTACCTGATGGAAGAAGTATTCCAGTAGATATGAAAGGTGGAAGTGGAACAAATAATGTATCAATTAGTGTTAATGTAGATGGAAGTTCAACAAACTCATTTGATAGTGAAAAAGGTAAAGCACTTGGTAAGGCTATGGAAGTAGCAGTTATGGAAGTAATACAAAGAGAGAAGAGACCTGGAGGAGTGTTAGGTAGATAATGGCAACAGCAATATTTCAAAATGATGGAAGTAATATAACTGGATTCTCAGCAGGAGTTCCAGTAGATAAAGGATTTCAAAGAGCAAGTACTCCAAAAGTTCATGTTGTTACATTTGGAGATGGATACGAACAAAGAATCGCAGATGGAATAAATAATTTAGCACAAACTATGAACGTAACTTTTAATACACGACCAAAAGCAGAAATAGATGATTTAGTAGCTTTCTTTGAAAGTTTAGGGGGTGTTAATAAATTTAGAATGACTATTGATGATAGTAATGGAAATGAAACAATTAAAGTAGTGTGTAAGTCTTGGAACCAAACATGGAACTATGATAACTTTTATAGCTTAAGTACTACACTCGAAAGGGTTTATGAAGCATAATTATGGCAGAAAGAATACCAGTAAAAGAAGTACAAAAACTAGAACAATCTTCAGGAATTGTAGAACTTTATGAGATTGAATTAAGTAGCACTTCTAAGGTCTATATTACAAATGCTCCTGATAGTGATTTACAAAGTATAGAAATGTATGATTATGATACGAATACTCAGAAAAATACTTACATCCCCATACCTCTAGAGATAGAAGGAATAGATGTAACTACAAAAGGAGTACAAGCAAGACCTGTATTAACAATTGCAAATATATTAACAGATTTTGAAAATGCAATTGCTCCTTTAAAATTTCAAGATTTAATAGGTAAAAAACTTTATAGAAGAAAAACTTTAAGGAAGTATTTAGTAGGAGGAAGCGCAGAAACTGCTTCAGGAGTAGACCCAATAGAATTTCCTAGACAAATGTGGGTAATTGATAGAGTGGAACAAGAGAATGCACAGCAAATAGCTTTTGAACTTGCAAGTCCATTTAATACAGAAGGACTAGTTCTTCCATATAGAGTAGTTGGACATAATGCATGTCCTTGGCAATATCAAGGAGCAAGTCCAGAAAAAACAGAAGCAAATAAACGCGGAGGTTGTACTTGGCATAGTGAAAGTAAATTTATAATTTCTGGTACAGCATATCAAGTTTATGTAAATTCAGATGATGAATACGTTGTAGACGGAGATGTAGGATTTACAACTTGGGCAGGAAGTGGCACAACAGACGCTTATTATAAAACTACAACTACACTAGGAACATCTAGCGGAGTGAGAAGATATAAAGGAGATGGAACTATTGATACTTCCGCAGATGGAACTACTATAAATAATTATTGGCAAGCTACACGTAGTACAACTGTAACTCCTCAAGACAATCATTCAGATTGGTCAAGAGTAAGAGTATTTAATGATTATTCTACTAGCAATACATATTATGCATACACAGATGATAGATTAAATGACTATGCAAAACCTACATCAGGAACAGAATTTTTATGGCAAGCAAAGATAACTCATACCAATGAAGCACAAGAGTTTGGAAATTATTGGAAAAGAGGTGATTTATGTGGAAAAAGACTTTCTTCATGTCAATGTAGATATGGATTTAGTCCTATAAGTCCAGGCACGGCAACTAGTCGTGGAAAAGCAACTAAAGTTACAACTAGAGCATTACCTTTCGGAGGCTTTCCTGGTGCAAGAAAATTTAAGTAAACTATTACCAGAGATATATGAGCATATGGCTCATTGGGCACCAAAGGAAGGTTGTGGGTTGATTATTAACGAAGATGACCCAACTTTTATTCCTCTAGAAAATGTGAGTGAAGAAAAAGACCACTTTACAATAGACCCAAAGGAGTACATAAAGTACTCAATAAAATCAAAAATATTATATGTAGTCCATAGTCACTATGAACAAGATTGTTACCCAAGTGAGCATGACAAAAACAACTGTAAGGCATTAGGTATTCCATACTTAATTGTATCTTACCCAAATAAAAAGGAATTTATTTATGACCCACGTTAAATTATTAGGAGAATTAGGAGATAAGTTTGGCACAGATTGGCACTGTGCAGGTAAATCTGTGCGTGAAGTTTTAAAACTTATTGATTGTCAAGTAGAGGGATTTAAAGAGTATATTGCTGAATGTCACGATAAAAATATTGGGTTTACTATTCAAAATGGAAATGAGTTTATTGATGATGATTTAAATGAATTAGGACTAAATAATTTAAAAGATACTGTAATTATATCCGCTATACCTGCAGGTTCTGGTAAAGGTTTAGGAAAATTAATAACAGGACTACTTATGTTAGCTGCAATGTTTTTTATTCCTGGATTAGGTGGATTTATGATACAAGGTCAAGCAGTCGGAGCTGGTGCAGCTAGTGGGGTTGTAGCTACTGGAGCTGGTGGAACGTCTCTCTTTGTAGGGGGATCTTATGGAATGAGTGCAGCTAGTGCTTTATCTGCTGGAGCATCTTTATCTACTGCAGGATTATTAATTACATCTATCGGTGCAAATTTGGCAATTATGGGTATAACACAGATGAGCGCACCAGATGCAGGAGATATGACATCAGATCCTTCATATCTTTTTAATGGAGCAGATAACAATATAGAACAAGGACAACCAGTACCAGTTCTTTATGGTACTATGAAAATAGGTGGAACTCCAATTAGTCAAGGATTTCAAACAGGACAACTAAGAGGAGCAGCTTTAAATTATAAAACAGGTACAGTTGCAAGTAGTTACTATGGAGGAACATCCGGTACTAGTAGTAGTGGTGGTTATACTAAACGTGGAGAAGGAGCCACACATCAGAGATAATGGCAAAATATACTAGCAAACCTTTTGGAACAAAAACACAGACAGATAGATCAACTCCTAATAAGACGCAGGTCGCTGCTGCTTATGATATATTATCGGAAGGAGAAATTGAAGGATTAGCAAATGGTTTTGCTTCTGTATATGTAAATGATGTACCAATTATTGATACACTTGCAAATGAAATTGTAAAAAACAGAAAAATTACTTTAAATACTACAGCAAATTCAACAACTGTCTCTAGTTCAGTTTTTAATGATGTCAATCAACTAAGTAATAATAACAAAAGTGGATTAAGTTTAGGTGGTCGTCATATACTAATTGAAAAAGCAGGTAAAAAAGGTACAGGTATAGCAAGTGCAACAAAAGATTCAAATACAATTACAACATCTTCATCATTTTTTACGAGTAGCATACTGTCAAGCATAAGAAATAGTAGAATCAAGGGTTATGTAAGAATTGCAGGAGCTGGAGCAGACGGCACAGATTTAGTAACTACTGCAACATTTGTAAGTGCAACAGAAATTACAGTAGAAGATTTAGTTGCAACTACGGTAAGTAATGTAGATATATTTATAGACCATGTATCTAGAATTAATAGTATCTCAGGAAACAATGCAGTTTTAGATTTTGCACCAGGAGTTACATTAAGCAATACTATCTCAATACTAACAGGAGCAGCTGCTACTGAGTCAACTTTAAAGAATTTATATAATATTGAAAATTTACAGTTTGCATTAAACACTGGAACATTGCTTCAGGCTCCTATCCAAATGAATACAAGTTTTGGACAATCTTCAATTATAGCAAGTCCAAATATAGAATTAGAGCAAAATGACCTTCGTGCAAATGTAGGCACAACAGGAAATTTAATTTCGGGGTATAATAATGAAATGGATGAACCTTCTCAATCTGAAGGAACAGCTGCAGATACTCTACTAACATCAGCGTTTCTAGATGTTTCAAATCCTTCAGAAATAGACGAAGTACATTTAACATTTAATTTACCTAACTGTCACGCTCTGAAACCTTCTTCAGGTGCAAAAGGCCCTTCTTTTGTTGAACTTCAAATCTGGTTTGAGTACTCAACAGATGGAGGAGCTAGTTATACTTCAGAACTTGCTTTTGGTCCAACTAATAATGCGATAATGACTCGTGATAATGGTAGAAAAGGTAGAAATGTTAACTTCGTTGCAAATAACTCTTACTCCACTCCAAATAATGGATATATTAGACCAAGTAAACAACAGTATGCAGCTTTTGTAGAAGAATTTGTAATAAATACAGAAGAATTTCAACCCTTTGATGATTGGAGAATAAGAATAAGAAGGATTACAGATTTAAACCCTATAGACGGAAGTTTTAGACATAATAATGCTATTTCTTTATCAACAGTAGAAAGTATAGTAAAAGATAAACTTACTTATCCACATACTGCATACGCATATACCTCTTTTAATGCAAAAGATTATGAAGGGCAAGTTCCTTCACGTGCTTTTACATTAAAAGGAATGAAAATTCAAGTCCCTACAAATTATCTTACTAGAGATGAAACTGGAGGAGCAGCAGCTTATAGAAGAAATATTAGCTCAGGAGCAGTAGAAAGCTCTTATCAGAATTGGGATGGAAATTTTAGAGGAGATGTAGAAACTTTTAATCAATCTTCTATAAATCATCAGAAAGTATATTGTGATAATCCAGTTTGGGTTATGTACGATATGCTTACAAATAATCGTTATGGTATGGGTCAATTTGTTGATAAAGAGCATATAGATAAATATGAACTCTTTAGACTTGCTAAGTATTGTGATGAAGAAATACCAGATGGAAATGGTGGTACAGAACCACGATTTACTTGTAATTTATATCTTCAAGAATCTGGAGAAGCTACAACAGTATTAAAACAATTAGCTTCTATTTTTCATGGTATGGCTATCTGGGCTAATGGAGAATTTACAGCAACTGCAGACCAGCCAAAACAACCTGTCGCATTATTTTCAAAAGCAAATGTAATCGATGGTCAATTTACATATGAAGGAACAGGTGAAAGAGTAAGAACAAACCAAGTAAAAGTAACTTGGAATGACCCTGAAGATAGTTATAGACAATCTACAGAGTATGTAGAAGATTATGAAAATATAGCTGAGACAGGAAGAATTGTAAGATCAGAACAACTAGCTTTTGGGTGTACTTCTAGAGGTCAAGCTCATAGAATGGGTAAATGGAAGTTAATTTCAGAAAAAACAGAAAGAGAGACAGTATCTTTTGAAACAGGACAAAATGCAATAGGATTATTACCAGGTCACATTATTGGGGTTCAAGATGCAGACAGAGATAGAGTTTCCTATGCAGGCAGAGTCTCAAATACAGGGACACTATCAACAACAGTTATTCCATTAGATAGAACTATTAGTTTACCTTCATATAATTCTGATTTCCCACATGAATTAGTATTAATGTATCCAAAAGGTGGTGCCTATTTAATTGACGATAATGCAACTATTGGAGGAGTAGACTACGTAAAAGGAGACTTAATACCAACTATCTCTAGTTCTAGTGCAGCAGCCAATATAGATGCAAATATAGAATGGGTAGAAGATTTTAGAACAGAGACACAAAAAATTACAACATCAGCAGGTAATGTTTCTTCATTAACAGTTGATACAGCATTTACTTCAGCTCCAGATACTGAAACTATTTGGGCATTAAAACTTTATAATACAGACGGAACTCAAAAAGTAGGAGCTATAAAAGAATACAAAATTATTGCTATAAAAGAAGAAGACGAAAAATTTAGTATAGCAGCAGCAGAGTACAACAGAGAAAAGTTTGCAGAAATTGAAAGAGGGTATGCATTAGAAGCTAGACCTGAAAAAGAATCTCCTGATCCAGATGATGTAGTACCTGCTCCTCGTAATTTAATAGTTACAGTAGAGCCAATGGAATCAAGTGATAGTACAGCAGCTACTACGAATTCAGGTGTTACAACAGGAAATAAAGTTACAATTACTTGGGATTATCCAGAAAATAGTGATGGTAGTAAATATAAGTTTGCTAACGGGTTTGAAATTATACATAACTTTAATGGAGATGAAGAGACAGAACTTGTTAATACTGTAAATCAAAGTTTTACAGTTGAAAATATTTCTGCAGGTGTATATAATATAAGAATAAGAACAAAAACATCTATAGGATCAGTCTCTCAATTTATTCAAAGAGACATAGAGATATTAGAAAAAGAATTCAATACGCCAGGAGTATCAAGAACTAGTTTAGTACCTCAAGGAGGAACTTCTAATAGAAATCTTACTATAGATTCTTCATCAGGATTAGCAGAATTTAGTAGTAATAATTATACTTTTACAAACTCTAATGGAGTAACATTTACTAATGACTCTACTAATGTAGATACTTATAAACAGTCTTTTTCAGGTATGACAACAACAGCATATTTAGTTTTTGACTCAAGTGAAACAACAGACAGATTAAAAGCATTAGAAATAGTCACAGATAATTCAGTTAGTCCATCAGTTGAATATTTTGCAACACTTAATGCAACAAACAATGGATTAAGTTCAGTAACAGGCACTATTCAAATTGACAAAGAATCTAACCAAGTAAATGGTACAAATACGTTATTTACTTCAGAGTTTAACACAGGTGACTTAGTTAAAATTAAAAATGGAAGTTCAACTACGCAAACAACAAGTGGGGCAACAACAACTAGTAAATCTGTAACTTTATCAAGCACTAATACAAATATAGAAGTAGGACAAACTGTAGGAAATATACCTACTCAAACAGTAGATGGTGAAACAGTATCTCCTGGTACAATATTTGTAGAAGCAATAAGTGGAACTACTCTTACTTTATCAAGTAAGCTAACTATAGCAAGTGGAACAAGTTTATCTTTTACACCTAATCCAGCATATAAAAGAATTAGAGGAATAGAGTCTGATACTTTAATGTTCTTCGAAGAAATAGTATTAAGACCTTACACAAACTCATCTTTAGAACAGCAAACATTTGCTCCTGATTTTACAAATGATTCTATATTAGCAAAGATAAATTTAGATAGTGGTACTTATAGTATAGAAGAATTATATATGTCTGCTGGAGGGGAGAAAGGAGACCCAGGTCCAAAAGGTGGAGATGGCCCTCCAGGAGAAAAAGGAGACCCAGGACCTAAAGGAGAACCAGGAGCTGGAGGTGCTAAAGGTGTTAAAGGTGACGCAGGGGAAAAAGGTATAAAAGGTTCTCAAGGAGATCAAGGTCAAAAAGGTGGAGAAGGCGACGCAGGAGACAAAGGTGCTAAAGGTACTAAAGGTGACCAAGGACCTAAAGGTGTAACTGGGGATACTGGTGCTAAAGGTTCTACAGGACAGAAAGGAGACCAAGGTGCTAAAGGTGTTGAAGGAGACCAAGGGGATAAAGGTGCTACAGGTCAAAAAGGTGACGAAGGCGAAAAAGGTACTACAGGTGCTAAAGGTGTTACAGGTGCTACTGGTCAAAAAGGTGATGAAGGAGAAAAAGGTACTGCAGGCGCTAAAGGTGGTGCAGGAGCTACAGGTCAGAAAGGTGATGAAGGTGCAAAAGGAGTCATAGGAGAACAAGGACCTAAAGGGTCTTTAGGACAAAGTGGAGATAAAGGTTTAAAAGGAGACACTGGAGTTAAAGGTGGAAGTGGACTCAAAGGAGATCCAGGAGATGATGTATTCCTTATTTATTATGATGGATTAAATAATGATGTATTGAATAGCAATGCTAGTGTAACTCGAACAAGCAAACCTTTAGCCCCTGATATGGATGGTGGCTCTAGTGCTGTGAGCGGTTCTTTTAGGTTAACACAGAAAGATGGAACAGTTACAGATTGGTATACAGAAGCAGCTGCTTTATCAGACTGGTATTTTATTGCTACAGCAGTAACTCCAGGATTAACACAATCTCCTCGTACAGAATGGACAGTTAGTGAGTATTTACAGGGGGAGAAAGGAGAGTCTGGAGATCAAGGGGACAAAGGTGTAA